CCGGCGCCGCGGGTCGGCCCGCTGGATCACCACTGCCACATCCCCGGGCTCTGCGGCCTGCACGCGGCGGCACCCGACACGCTCAAGGCGCGACCCAAAGGCGGCGATCGGGTCGCGATACCAACCGGTCAGGCGCTGCAGGCTGGCGGGGTCATCGTAGAGCCCGCGGATGTCCTCTGCCGGGTCGGCGCCGCCCCTTACCTTCCGCACCCAGTCGAACACGACCAGCCCGCAATCGGACACGCCCAGCAGATAGGGCGTCGCCGCCCACCCGTGGATCTCGGCATAGAGCGGCGTCATCCGAACAGCTTCTGCTCTTCGAAGTTGTTGTCGGGCATCCATTCCAGTGACGGGTTGGGATGCCCGCAGATGATCTGGTGCCCGGCCACGGAATACTCGGTGGCCTGAGCGATGTTGCGCTCGTCCCCGATGCTCTCGAACGACAGCGTGATCGACCGGTCCTGCGCGCCGCTCAGCCGATAGGACAGCGACGCGGCCATGCGGGTCCGCCACAGCAGCGGCGGCAGGGCCGGCGCATAGAACTCGGCATGGTCGCGGATCGGCTGGACATAGAACCGGACCGGCCGGCCCCGCACATAGTCCGCGCCCTGCGCCCGCAGCTGCGTGATCACGTCCGGGTCGTCCGGGTCCTGGAAATAGCTCAGCGTGAGCGACCCCTCGGGCGCGGTGCCGTTCAGGGCGCTGTCGATCGGCGTGACCCCGAGCGCGCTTGACCCCAGCCAGCGCCGGCCGTTCACGTCGGTGAACACGCCGTCGACCCCGAGAATATAGCCGAACTCTCCGTCGGCCGTGCCGATGCTGACCAGATCCAGCATCGCCACCACGGGCGCGCGGAAATCGAACCCGGCTGGCCAGAAGCTCATCGGGTCAGGACCTCGCGCAGGGACAGGCGGACGGTGCTGGTGCGGCCTGCGCCATAGGCCGGGTTGCCCATGTCCTCCTCGATCGCCTCGAAACGCCCGGCGGCGATCATCAGGACCGGGTCACCGGCGGCCACCGCGGCCCGCAACGGCATCTCGACCGTCAGACGGTAGATGCTGCCGTAGAGCTGCGTCACCGACGTCACCATGAACGGCCAGTCGCCCGCGCTCATGATCTGGCCCTGCACCGGAGCCACCCCGGCCGGGGTGATGTCGACGTCAAGGATGCCGGACCCGGCCGGCGCTGCGAAGCTCGCCACCACGAAGGGGTCCACCCAATAGCCGGCGCCGGTGTCGAAGGGATTTCCCTCCGCGCTGGGAATGCCGTCCGTCAGCCACCCGGAAGGTGCGGCGATCGAGGCGCGCGAGAACGCCGCGGGGTCGCACATCCGAAGCCGGTAGACACCGGCGCGGCCGCGGGCGGCGGAACGGATCGCCCGCCACGCCCGCAGCGCCTCGCCACGCAACCAGATTTCCGAGGCCGAGACCCAGCGCGGAAAGGCGGCGAACACCGTCTGCGACACGCCGTCCTGTGCCTCGGGCGACGACTGGCTGCGCCAGTCGATCGACCAGTCCGCCGATGTCAGGCGCAGCAGGCACGGCGGGACTGTCACCAGCGGGCGCTGCATCAGCTGATCCCCCGCGACTGGTAGGATTCGGCGCGGGATCCGAAAGCCCTGCCCTGCGCCGCGCCGGCCTGCGCAGTGATCTGCACCGACTGCCGCGCGGCCTGGTCCAGCGTCCGCACGACCAGATCGGGGCTCAGCTCCACCACCATTCGGCCGCCGCCGCCCGAGGTAGCGCCGCCCGCGGTGTGATCGATCACCGTTTCGCGCGGGTGCATCAACGCCAGGAACCCGCCCTTTCCGTCCAGACCGCCGGAGCGCGAGCCGGAGCCGGTATAGCCGCCGCCGTCGAACGACCGGAACAGCGACATGAACTGCGGATTGCGCCCCAGGGTGGCGTTGACCGTCGGCGCGGCGATCCCGCCGCCGAACATGCCACCGATCCTCGAGAAAGCGGCGTCAACACCAGGCGCCACGAAGGACTCGAAGGCCCGGTTTGCAATCAAGGCCGCCAGCGAGTTCACCAGGCTGGTGGCCGCGTCTTCGGCAGATTTCGCGCCGGTCACGAAGTCCGTGAAGGCGCTGCCGAAGGCGTTGCGGAAGGACTCAGACAGGCCCTGGCTGATTTTCACCGTGACGTTCAGCGACTTGATGGCGGCGTTGACCTCGGCAACCCTATCGGCCGCCGAAGACGCACCGCTTCCACCGCGGCCACCCCCACCTCCGCCGCTTCGCCCCGAGGATCCGCCGGAAGTTCCGGAACCGGAAGTGCCGCCGGCGATGTCCGCGAAGGTGCCGCTCAGCGCAGCATCCGCTTCCTCGATGGCGATCTGGGTCAGCTCGGTTTCGGCTTGCAGCTTCCGCAGCGCGATCAGCCGCTTTTCGTTCTCGGCCTGGAACTGCTCGCCCAGGATGTCGTTCACCGAACGCGGGCCGCCATAGACATACGGCCTGATGCTGGGGTCCAGCGTGTTGAAGTCTCCGCCATAGCTGGTCTTGCGCTGCAGCTCCTGCTCGACTGCAGATTTCATCTCGCCCTGCAAGCCTGTGATCTGCGCCGCCTTCTCGCTCTGCCTCACCCGCATCAGCTCGAGCTCGGCTTTCAGCACCTCGCGGCGGGCGTTGAACTCGCGCCGGCTGTTTGCGACGACGGCAGATGCCGCGGTCGTGCTGGCGTCGCCACTGGCAAGGATTGCCTTGGTGTAGGTCTCCTGCAGGCGGGCCAATTCATCCAGATCGCTGCGAACGCTCGACAGGCTGCCGCTGGTGCCAGTCAGGGACTCCACCAGATCGTCTGTGGCATTCGCTGTCTGCGACATCGCCATGTAGACCGCGCCCAGGACAGCGGCCACAGCGCCAGCCCCGGCGCCGACCGCGCCGAATCCGCCCAGCATCTGCGGCAACTGCATCGACAGCGCCCGGGCAGCCGAGGTTCCGGCGGACATCTGCGTTGCCAGGTCGCCGATCTGGAAGCCGAGGTTCTGAACCAGAGCCGTCTGGGCGCCAGATGACCGACCAACGGTTTCGATTGCCGCCGCGGCCTCGGTCGCCGACTTCCGCATCCGTTCGTGCGCGACCCTGAACCTATCCTCGCTGCCTTGCGCGGTGTCGGTCACGACCTTGCGATATCTGGCCAGCTGGCGCTCGATCTTCGTGAGGGATGCCTCCATCCTCACGATCAGCTTGTCTTCAACGGCGCCGGTCGTCATCAGATCGCCGCGTCAGGCTCGTACTTCGCCAGCATCTCGAGGAATTCCTCCTCGGTCGGCGGCTGCATCCTGCGGCCCGCGCCCGCAGCGTTGAAGCCAGCCACCAGGTTGATCACGTCGGAATAGCGCATGGCGCGCAGATCCACCGGAGACAGGTTGAAGGTCCGGCACAGCTGCAGAACCTCGGAAATCCGGATCGCCTCGGGCTCGGCGGCGTCGCTCCGCCCCGAGGACTCGATGCCGGTCATCAGCGCTGTGAGGATGTCCCCGGCAAGCTCTGCGTGTTGAAGATACGGGTGAGCGTCGAAGTGGTCGTCCATAAGCCGCTTCGCCTCGACCGGCGACATGCCGCCGCCGACCAGCGCCAGACGGATCACCTGCCAGACGTCACGCGCGTCGAAGCGCCCGGTCGCGATCCGTACGAAGATCGCGCCGACAGGCTCGCCATGCCGCGCCTCCTGCAGGTCCAGCACGCCGCCGAAGGTCAGCCGGAACAAGCGCTCCTGCCCGGCCCAGTCGCGGATCAGATCGGCCATCAGGCGGCGTCGGTCCAGACCCGCGGGCCCGTCGCCTGCATCGACGCCGTGAATTCGACCGTCGCCGAACCCGACTTCGAGATCTGGAACTGCGTGAGCAGCATCGGCACGATCCAGTATCCGCCATTGTTGGCGCCGCTCTCATCGAAGAACATCTTCACGTTCTTGACGGTCATGCCATCGGCCCAGTCCAGCCAGGTCGCAAGGCTGGACTTGGCGATCCGGCCGCCGATCGTGGCCGACGTGTCCTGACTCTCGACCCAGCGGCTGATCGACGCCGGAAGATCCAGCGGCGTCGTGCAGTCCATCAGCGCCTGCTCACCGGTGTTGTTCGTCAGGTTCACCTCGAACGAGTTTGCCCCGCAGGTGAATGCGAAGGTCTCGGTCGGCGTGCCCCCGTTGCCAAGCTGGATGATGAAGCGGTTGGTGGTGTTCGGTGCGACCATCTCATGTCTCCATGGGTTTCTTGGGCGCCAACGGCTGTGCTGCACCCTGCCTGATCAGTTCGTCTCCGACCGATCTCAGGACGGTCACGACCGTCCCTGACCGGTAGCCGCGGCTGATCGCGGCGGTGACTTTCACGTTCACGTCGCGGAGGATCAGCACCTTCACGACGCGGACTCGCGAAGCGCCTTGCGGATCGCCCCGCTGATTGCCGACTTCACGCCGCGACGGCGGGCGCGCCAGACCGGAAAGAAGAACGGATTTGCCGGCATTTTGGCGGTGCCGAATTCCTGAAACCGCGCGTGGAAGGCTTTCCCGCCACCCGCGTAGATCGTGATCTGCATCGATGCATATTGCCCGCCAGCGGCGGCCCGGCGCTTGGTGCCACGACCGACCGTCCCGACCACCATCGACCCGGCCGGCGCTTCGCCCCATGTCCAGCCGATGCTGGCCGCCAGCTCGCCGGTGTCTTTCGGCGCCAGGCGCTTCATGTCGGCCACGATCTGATCGGCTGCGGCCTCCATTGCCTTCTGGACGTTCTCGCGGATCCGCTCGGGGATGGCCGCGACCCGGGCATTGAATTTGTCCAGACCGTCGACCATCAGGCCGCCTCGACCTCGGCTGTGACGGTCACGACGCCATGTGCGGTAACCCCGTCAGGGTCGCGCAGCACGCGCACCGATGTCACCACGACCGAGGCGACGGCATTCGTGGTCAGGCTGATCGCCGCCCCGTTCAGTGCCTTTGTCACCGCGTCGCAGATCGTCTTCGCCGGCCAGATTTTTCCCTGGTCGACCGTCGTCCAGACGTCCAGTTGCAGGGTCTCCTCGCGCCGGTCGATGCATCCGATCTGGTCCAGCACGGTGTCCGACGGCCCGAAGGTCACGCACGGGTACTGGCCGGAGAACGGCATGCCATCGTAGACCCG